ATCGAGCCCGCCATTCCGCCGTGATTTGAGCCAAGGAGTTGTGTTTCTGATGTCGCAGTCCCAGCGGCGGTGACCACGTAGAAGGTTGCATTGGTATTGGCCAGATCAATGGACGCTCCGCAGTAAACCCACTGGTTAGTGGGGACGCTGAGCGTGTTGAAGAAGTAGTTTGTCCCGGCCGTCTCGGTTAGGATGTTGATGCACGGAACACCGTTCGCAAGAAATGCAATCATTCCGGTTCGGAACACCAAGTCCCGAGTGTCAGCCAACCCTTCAAGCGCCCCAACAGACGTGCGGAACACCCACGTTCCGAAACTGAGTTGGTTGGTGTTGCTGAAGGTGCTGGTGGAATCCACCGATGTCATGCTTGATGCGGATGAGAACTGGAACATGTCCACCGGGCTGTTAGTCCAAGCCACAAATGGATTCACCGCATCGTTTGAGCGCGGGAACACATAGAACTGGTCAGGGTCTGGAGCAGGTGAAACCTCGACGGTCTTTAGGGAGCGCGGGATGCCGCCTTGGGAATAAACCGCATACAAGTCTCCGTCGGAATGGATGATGCCCTGCGGGTAGCTCACCACCGTCTCGGTCCCGCTAAGTGCGTTGCCGGGCTGAATGTCCACACGCGAACTACGCGAGCTACCAATCGCGAGGTTGTAACGTCCTTGCAGGATGTTCCCGTTGGCCTTCCAGTCGTTGAGCAAATAGACGCGGCGTTCATTGCGGGCCGACAGGGTGGGGATGATACCCAGCCGGGAGGAGGAGTATTCGAGCGGGACAATCGCCAGCGGGTCGAACATCTGGCCGTCCGAATAACCGACGGCGGAAAGCATCGTCTCGGCCGATCCAGCGGTTGTGCCGGTAAGGTTCCGCACCCAAATCCGAATCGTCCCATCTTTGCTCTGCGATACGTTTGGCTCCCAGTTGACGTGGTTGTAGCCGGGCAGCGTGGTGACTCCGCCGATCTTCCATGTCGTGCCGCCGTCGTCCGTGTAAATCACGCCGCTGCGTTTCTCCTGTGTCCAGAAGGCTGTTGCCACTGAGTAGCCAGATGGAAGCGGGGAGACGTGATTGGTCGCCATCCAAGTGATGGGCACAACCACACGCCCGCTCTGGAGTTGCAGCGGGTTCTGGGTCGGGAAGGCGTAGAACGTCATGCCATTCTCGGTGTAGTTGAGCGAGAGCGCGGTGTTCTGCCACTTCGCCGACGACGATGTGAGGCGCGAGAAGTAAGGTTGCCAGTTTTCCGGGTAGGATGTCGTGTAGGCGCCCTCCTGCATCCAGAAGCACCATAGCTCATTGTTCACCACCAGCAGGGACGGCTGCCACTGCTTGTTGGTGGCAAACGAATACGTGACCGGGTTGGTGGAATAGGTGGACGAGATGAACGGTTGAACCGGCGTGGTCCACGTTACGAAGTCGGTAGACGTGCTCAGTAGGTTAATCTGACCGGGCTGGCCTTCGAGGTTGTTGGTATTGGCGTTCCAGACGGCAAACCATTTGGAGTCAAACCAAGCAAGGCTCTGGTCGTGGTTGTATTGATACGCGGACGTGGACACATCCACGATGAAGCGGTTGGTGACGGTCGGGTTGTAGACCGTGTAGGGCGTCTGGTCGCGGGATGGGTTCACCAGCGGTCTGGAGTCGAGCGAGATGTTCGACAACGACCCCGTGAGGTTCACGGCAGTGCCGTTGGTCGTGTCGAGCTTTGCGCTCGCGTCAATCGAATTGCCATTGACCGTGACGGATGTTAGGTCGCCGGTAAGCCGCACTTCCTTCCATCGGCCGGTTCCGGTGCTAGTCGCGTAAACCAGCGGGCTCGTCGTGTTGGTCGCGTCCGTGGCCGTCGGGTAATACCTGAATTGGAGGCGCGTGTTGTTGTTCGTGCTGACAACAATCACGTCCGGCACGGTGGCCGATGGCGTGAGTGCGACTAATGCCGCCGCGGAATCCACGACGCGCGGGGTGCGTTGCGCGAAGGCGGCGAAGCAAAAGAGGATGGCGAGAAGGTATCTCATGCGAAGCGGATGAGTCGGCCGGCGATGGAATCTAATGCAATGGTATCGGAATCGTCCGCGGTGGCGGATGAATCTGCATCGTAACGGAACATCCCGCCAAGGAAAGACGCACTTGAAGCGATGGCGTAAACGCGGTCGTCAATGAACCGGGTGTGTGCCTTGGCCGCGGTGAGCGTGGCGAAGTAGGTAATCAGCGAGACGGGCGCGCTGGTTTCGGTCACCAGGTCTTCGATGTCCGCGGCGGTTGAACCGACCTCGATCAGAACGTAAATGTCAGAATCCGCGTCGGGATAGTAGCGATATATGCCGGCCAGCAGCGTGACGGAGAAGGCGCCGGTTGAAGCGTTCGGCGTCGCGCGGACGTCTCGGCGCGTGACGGTATTGGAACCGGACACCACCGGGCTTTGCCGCTCAAACAAGACGCCATCAGCGGGCGTATCGTTTGGGTCTTTGGCGATTCCTGAAATTGTGGGCATACGTTATGCGGGTGCGGTGGCGGGTGCCCAGCGCGTGGCGCGGTAATGGATTCGGAAGCTCTGCCGGCGCGCGGCGTAGCGTTTGCCGCCCTGCGTCTCGGAGGCTTCGTGGCCGGCGCTTACAAGGTCATCACACAGGCCGCCGAGCGTCTTGTCGGTGCCGAGCGCAACCATTAGGTCGGTCCACAGGTCCGAAGCCGTTTCGTTCGGGTCGTTGTCTTTGAGCGCAGTCGCGTGTGAGACAATATCAAACTCAATGACTCCGAAGTTCTCGCCAACCATGCCAGCCGCTTCGGTGCCGCCGGTTTCGCGAATCACAAAGCCGGCGGTGTTACCTTGCCCCGTGGGCTCGGTGTCCTTGTCGGGGTTCAGCCGCACGTTGCTGCCACCGTTGGTCAGATAGCCGCTGCCCGTGGTGATCGTCTCAAGACGAGTCGCTAAGGCGGCAAGAATCTGTTGTCGGCGTGCGCTCACGTATTGGCCAAGGTCAGTTTGGTTGCGCCGCGGCTGTCGGGTTCCACGGCGATGATTTCAAAGGTTCTGTCAGCACCCGGAAGTTCGATCCGGAGCGTATCCCCAGCGGCCACGTCGGCAACGTCGGACGTTCGCGCGGTGGCGGTGGGTGCGGTCAATTCCACGGGCTCAAGTCCGATGATACCGGTTGGCTCCTGAAACAGCACAACCAATCGCCGCTTTGTGCCGGCAGCCATGCTCACGTAGGCGGTGTCGCCAGCGTGTGTAAACATGTCTTCCAGCCCTTCGGCTAAGCATTGGTCGGCAAGGTTCATCAGGAGGAAAGCGGGGCGGACGGGATGAGCACAGAACCCATCCGCCCCGCGCGTGGTGTTTCGCTTAGCCGACGATGATCGCCAGGTGTTCGGGCTTGATGACGGTCACGCCCCAAACGACGCCGACTTCGTAATGGACCATTCGATAGCCGGGATACATGGCCAGCTCAAAGCTGATTCCGGTATTCGGATCGGTGATAACCTGCCGATCCAACGCGAGGTCATCCGGCGAAGATGCCGGAAGCCGGGTGGAAAGCAGGATGGCGTTGCGGCTGAAAGCCGTGTTGCGCGAGGAGGTGGCGAACACGGTGATGGCGCGGGTGGCCGCGCTCTGAGCAACCCGCAAGCCGGGCTCGGCCAGCGTGATGGTGTCGCCGGATGCGGGATTCGCGCCGGCAAACGAGACGGACGCGACGACATACTTGTTGGTGTCGTTCGCGAACGTGATGATGTCACCGGCCGCAACCACGCCGGTTCCCGCGGTAGCCAGCGGAATAACCGTCTGACCGACCGTGAATGCGGCGTTGGTAGAGGTCGCGCTGGCCATTGCGCCCGCGGTCGTGGTCTGAATCTGCGCGGACTCGCGGAGGTTGAAACCGTAGATGTTTCCGAGGATGCCCTGGCGCAGCAAACCCGCTTCGCCGGCCTCGTTGACCTTGAACAGGTTTGAGGTGTTCCGCAGCGCCGCGCCGGCAGTCGTGTTGAACACGGAACTCCGGTCATTCATCGGTGCGCCGTTGTCGTCCAGAATCTTCTTGGCGCCCACCCAGTCGGCGAGGACGGGAGCGGTTCCGGCGGTGGTTCCGAAAGCGCGACTGGCGCCGTTCTTCGCGGCAACCGCGATGTCGGTTTCCATCTCGTTGATGGCCGCGCGAATCGCCTGCGCGATCTGCTGCTCCCGGAGGTTGAGATAACCGGGGCCAACATCCACGCTTTTGATTTCCTCCTGGGACCAGGAGAACGGAAACGCGCGCGCCTTGGTGAGCGTGTGCGACTTGTTGGTGATGGTCTGGTCGGCAATGGCGGGGAAGGCCATTGCAGGTGTAATGTTTTTGCCCGCCGCATTCGCCGGGGCAACCGGGATGCGGATGGTCTGATTCAGCGCGACCAGTTCCGAGGAAGGGTCAAGCTGAACGCTAGGGATGAACCCGGACAACTCGCGCGAAACAACGTCAAGCGCGCGGTA